CTGAGCGGCTTACCTCGGCGCGTTCGACCAGATCGAAGAAGCCATCGTCGGGCATCATATAAGCCCAGCGCGCGTACCACTCTGCAGGCTCCAGTGTCGATACGTCCCGCGCTGCGACTGCCTGCTCTGCCGGCGTGGGCGCTGCAGGCTCGGGTGCTGGCGGCTTCCAGAGTGTCGTGCGTGGCGCAATCCAAGCCCGTGCGTCGGCCCACCGCGTCCAGCCGGAATCGGCGCAGTCCCAGCCCTCGGGCTGGCCAGCAGGGTCGATTACCTTGACCTCGGCCGCGATCGGCTGCAGGATCGCCGCCAGGCGCTCCATAGCCTCGATGCCGGCCTGATCCGCGTCAGGCCACAGCAGGATTTTCCGGTCCCGCAGGGTCTGCCAGTTCGCGCGGCCCAGCGCCTGCGCGCCACCGGGCCAAGTGCAGGAGACGTATGGGCTGCCGGTCAGTCCCGCCGCTGCGTCGGCGGCTTTCTCGCCCTCCACGACCAGCACAGGATCCTCGGGGCGGGCCTCGAGTTCCTGCAGCCGGTACAGCGGGCGCGGGACGGGCCACTGGCCCATGCCCCAGCCGTCACTGCTGAAAGTCCACGGCACGATCTGCTTGCGCTCCCCGGGCGGGTCGTAGCGCGCCACGTAGCCGAGAACGTTGCCGTCGCCGTCGAAGTACGTCCAGCGTGCCGACGGGTCTCCGTATATGGGATGCCTGCAGTCGTGATCTGCGGCTTCGCTGGGGACCGGTGTTATCACCGTGCGCTGCGGTTTCAACGGTCGCGCCGGCCTCGCTGGCGCTGCTGGCGCGCCGTCCAGTTGTCGGTACGCCTCGCCCAGATCGATTTCATGGATGGCGGCGTACAGGTCGATCAGGTCGCCGCCCCTGTCGCCAGCGGCGAAGTCGGCCCAGCGTCCGCTGAGAAGGTTCACCGAGCAGGAATCGCCCTCACCGCCGGCCAGGTCGCCGCAGACCCACTCGTGGCCCCGGCGTTTGCCGCCAGGAAGCCACTGGGGGACCAGCGTGTCGGCGCTGATGAGCAGGCGCTGCGCAAGCGCGCTGAAGTCGAGTTTCGTTGTCATTTCCCCTCCGTCAGCAGTCGCCACGCTGTGGCTGCGCACAGTGGGACTTGTCCGTTGCCAATGGCTTTAAGTCGGTCCACCCGAGCGGCCACCCCATTAGCCACTCGACCCATGTCGGGTTCAGACTCCCACCAATCTGCTCGCTCAATGGCCTGGAGTTGCGCTCCATCGTGGCGTCGCTGGCCTTGCCTGACTTCCAATCGCGTGCTGTGGGCGTGGGCCATTTTGCAAATGCCGCCGCAAGTTGAGTTCTGAATTGCCCGCTGATCTGCCCGTGTGTGCTTGGCCCAGTTCCGCCCACAAGCGGCGTCGGGAAACGTGGCGACAAGCCAGAACCTGTCCCGCTGATGCGGCGCTCCAACGTCGGCAGCTCCCAGCACTGTCCATCGGCAGTCATACCCGAGCACGGCCAAGTCACCGAGGACTCGCCCGAGTCCCCGAGTAAGGAGCGCTGGGCTGTTCTCCACGAAGACGTAGCGGGGTCGAACCTCGCCAATGATCCGCGCCATGTGGGCCCACATGCCTGATCTGGCTCCGTCAATGCCTGCACCCTTGCCGGCCACGCTGATGTCCTGGCACGGAAACCCGCCAGATACGACGTCAACAATGCCTCGCCACGGTCTGCCGTCAAAGGTTTGAACGTCATCCCAAATCGGGAAGGGCGGCAAAATGCCATCATTCTGTCTGGCGGCAAGTACGCTTGCGGCGTAGGGCTCCCACTCGACGGCACAAATGGTGCGCCATCCGAGCAGTTTGCCTCCCAGAATGCCTCCACCAGCGCCCGCGAAAAGAGCCAGCTCATTCATTTCCCCTCCAAAACCGCCGGATCAATCACCTCGGCGCCCGGAATCCTGCCGGCCTGCGCCTCCCGCGTCCGAGCCCTGATCCGCTCCTCAGCGCGGAATCGCTCCGCGTGCGTGGTTGTGGCCAAGATGTCAATCATGGCGACTTCAAGACACCGCAGCGCCGCCAGTTCCCCGGCCCGCACCGCTCGCGTCCCCGTCGCCTGCTGCCGGCGGATGATCTCTGCGCAGGCTGCCTGCGCGTCACGGATCACGCCGTCAGGGTCGGACGCCAGGCCCATGCGCGTGAGTTCCTCGGCCAGGTTGACGGCATCGAAGATCGTGCCCCACTGCTGGCGCTGGGCCTTGCCGCGTGCCACGGCCTCCAGTGCGTCGTGCATCTGGAGTGCCCAGACTGTGCGGTCGTTGCGGGTAAGTAGGGCGGCGCCTGTGATGGCGACGAGGTGGGCTGTCGGGTTGATGCCGCGCGGGCGGTAGGTGCTGCGCTTGCGGGTCATGCGTCACCCTTTGGCTCTTGAATGCTTTTCCACCAGCGGCGCATTTCAGTCGGGTCGTACCATGTCCTATTTACAACGCAGTTCCCTGTTGATCTTATTTCCGGTTTCGGACCGTCTCTTGTCCCCAAAAAAACAGCCAAAGCCTGTTCGCTTACACCAAATTCCTCTGCCATTTCCTTAAACGTGCGCAGGGGTTTTCTATAGATTCGATCTGCTTTTTTTGGAAGTTGAAGCAGTTTTCTCATGCGTCCCCCAGCAGCCTGACAGCATCATCCACACTGCGGCACACGCCCGCCACACCGCCAGCGCTGCGGATCGTCTGCAGGAACTCCTCCTGCCCGGGCCGCATGCGCCCAGTGCGGCTCTTGACCTCGATGGCAAGCGTGCGCCCGTCTTTCAGGACGCCCATGATGTCGCTCATGCCGCGCGCCGTGTTCGCGCGGATGTACCGCGTCGAACCGTCCCGGTTGCGCTCCGCGAAGGTGCCGGAATTCTGCCGCCAGTGGCTGGCGACCTTCGGGTGATGCCGCAGCAGCGACAGAATCGCCCGCAGGATCTGCGCCTCTGACGGCTCGCCGCTGGGCTTCGCTGGGGCGCGTTTCGGGGGCTCGGGCGGTATCGGCAGTTCACGCCGCGGCTTGCCCCAGATGGCGGCGAGGGTGTCCTCGCTGCGCTGATGGTCTTGCATGACCTCGCGCAGGGTGCGGCGGCCTCTCATCGCTTCGCCCCTTGCGCGGCGCACCGCGCCGCATACGCCCAGACTGACGGCGCCTGCTCATACGCCTGCCGCGCGGTCGCGCCTACCTCCGCTTGGCGCGTCGCCCGATACCAGACATTGTTTTTGTTGATCGCGTCCGCGACCACGAAACCGGCTTGCTTCAGATGCAACAGGTATCTGTTGGCGGCGTTCTTCTGCACGCCCAAGTGGGCGGCCACGTTTGCCGTCGTCACCGGCTGGTAGTTCATGACGACGTGTAGTGCGTCGCGTTGTCGGGGGGTCACTTTGTCCTCCTGTCGGGGCCGCAAGTGTCAGCCCGCCACGCTGCCGCAGTCAACCCGCGCAGAATGCCCCCGCAATTCTGTCAACAATAGGCGCAGAGCGGCACAAAGTGGCATGATGCGTCGGCGCCGATGCGAGCGCGACACAGGAGTCCAGACAATGTACACGACAACCTACGGGCCTGGCGATGAAGCCACGTGGCCCGCATACCCTCCCGGCTACAACGGAGACCACCCAAACGAAGCCGAGGCCCGCGACCACCTGCTGGCCTGCCCAGCAGACTGGCAACTGTGGTTCTCAGTTGTCTCGACTGCCCGCGAGGGCGCCGCGTTCGACGTCATGAACGTCCGCGAGGAGGACATGTCGGCGGCTCACGCAGACGTCCTGCTGGCATGCCTGTTTGCCGGCACGCGGGCTCAGGCCGATGCGGCTCGTTTCGAGCTGCAATCGCGGTTTCTGGCGCACAACGAGCACCGGGTGCAGCAGATCGCAGACGCGATGTTCGCCTGCAGCGAGCCCGATTCTGACCCGTATGACTGGGAGATTTGAGATGACCACCATCCACATCCACCAGATCGTCAGCGTGCGCGCCGACCGTCGCATCAGCGCTGAGGGCTACACCTGGCGGCACATCGTCCTGACGGACGCTGACGGCCGAGAGACGAAGATCGCGTTGTTTCCTGCCAGCGAGGGCAAGCCCGAGCAGATCAGCATCATTGACGAGGAGCGGACGGAATGATCCTCGAAACCGCAGACCAGCGCACTGCCGACTGGTACGCCGCCCGCATCGGCAAAGCCACGGCGTCCCGGTTCAAGGACGCCATTGCTGCGCTGAAATCCGGCGCCCCGGCGCAGGCCCAGCGCGACTACGCCACCGAACTGGTCGTCGAGCGCCTGACGCAGCAGCCGGCGCAGCGCTACGCCACCGCCGCGATGCAGTGGGGCACCGAGCAGGAACCCGCAGCGCGCGCAGCCTACGAGCGCGTCACCGGCACCAGCGTCGAGGAAACCGGCTTCGTCGCGCACGACACGCTGCTGGCGGGCTGCAGCCCGGATGGCTTGGTGGACTGGGACGGGCTGATCGAGATCAAGTGCCCGTTCAACAGCGCCGTGCATATCGAAACGCTGCTTAACGGCATGCCGTCAGAGCACGCCGCGCAGGTGCAGGGACAGATGTGGATCACTGGCCGCCAGTGGTGCGATTTTGTTTCCTTCGATCCCCGGATGCCCGTTGAACTGCAGTTGCACATTCAGCGGATCAACCGTGACCCTGGCTTCATTGCCGACCTGGAAGCCAAGGTTACGTCTTTCCTGCAGCAGGTCGGCACCCAAGTCGAGGCGCTGCGGCGTCTCGCGGAAAGCAAGAAATGAGCGATACCAAGAAGCGCACCTATGTGCGCACCCTGAAGGCCTGGGCCGTAATGGACGCGGAGGGCAACGAGCGACTGGTGCGGGCCTACACCGCAGCAGACGTGCTGCGCCACGTCACGCCGCAGTTCGTGATCGCGCCCGCCACGCACGACGACATCATCACGCTGATGGCTTCCGGCGTCATGGTGGAGACCGTGGGCCTGCCCGAGGCGATTCCCGCCGACGAACCCGCCGGCCTGACTGACTGAACCCACGGGGCGGGAAACCGCCCCATTTTGGAGAGCGCCAATGTCAAACGCATACGCGCCGGTGTTCATGGCTGAAGCCTATGATTTGCTGGTTAAAAGCCTGAAGGATCAACTTGTTGAGGAGAGAAACGAAGAGTGCAAAAAATCAGATATAGAAATGTCCAAACGAGTTGAGATAGAGGAGTTAATTTTTGAATTTGTTTTAAGGCACTGCGGCCGCGCCAAGCTAATTGAGCTTGGCGAGCAAATTGATGAAATGCTTGAAAAGGAATACGGCCGCAGCCAAGGTTATGAAGAGCATGTTGAAAC